CTTTCCTTTAATTTAAACCATATCCAATCTCCGATTTGAATTGGCTTTGCACCAGTTGCTTTTGAAAAGGCTTCTACACTTATTGATAGTTCTAATATTTTTTCATATACGAATGGTGTAAACTTTTCAGAGGTGTCTATTGTATTTTTTCTACTTTTAACATAGTCAATCAATGTTATAGCATCCATTTTATCTGGCATTTGAATACCGAAGTCTTTTAAAAAATAATAGATATTTGTGTGATATTCACAATTAAAACAATGATACTGTAATGTGCTCCAAAATAAGTTACCTCTTTTTGCAGAATCATCTCTGCTTGAATCACCACAATAGGGACATGCCAGATTTAATCTATCTGACATATCCTTTATCATGTGCTTAGAGTGGTTAGAATGAGATTTTACTACTATTTCTTTTACTAGTACTTTAATCTTTTCCTTTAATTCTAATGTTAATTCTGTATTAGAGTTCGAGATCATTCAAAAAAGATTCTAAATCATCACCGCCTGCTGGAGTAGCTTCCTTTTCAGCTTTAGGAGTTGAAGTAGCCTTTTCAGCTTTAGGAGTTGAAGCAGCTTTTTCAGCTTTAGGTACCGGAGTGCTTGCTTCAAACTGATTAGTTACAGCATCTATTGCTTCACCAGGGTTTAAATACATTTTAAGAACGCTATTTACGAAATTTCTTGTGTCTTCGTCCCATGGTCTGTATTCAAACTGCTTCATTGAAGGGGCTCCTTCTAATTCAGCTTTAATAGCATCCATATCTTCTTTAGTTCTTTCTGCTGCTTTACCTTTAACAGTGACCGCAGATGTTGAAGATGAGAATTTAGAAGTGTCGTAGTTATTATAATCGTTTTGTCTTGTAATTACTAATTCAAAGTTTTTACCTTCAAATAAATCAAATACTTGAGTTGGCTCACCAAAATTAGGCTTTAATTCCGCATCGATTTTTTCTTTGATTTTGTAACCGAATTTAAATATTTTATAAGTACCTTCTAATTCAGGTTGTTGAGGGTCTTTGATAATTTTTACAAGAGCTACATAAGATTCTCTTCTTTTTAATTTATCAGACGCTTTTCTATCAACTGCGCTTTCTGATTTTCTTAATCTAAAAAATGCATCAGAAACTGGACAGTGTTCACCAATTGTAGTTGGAGAATCAATCAACTTAGAATCGCCGTTTGGACCTGTTAGCCAGTTTACGTATTTTTTAATTAATGAATTTCTTGGGTTTTCAATATTAGGAACGAATCTAATTAATGCTTTATACGTTCCGTCTTTGCCGTCATCGGCAGAAGGCTTATACATCATGTTTCCAGTTGTATTTACCTCTTGTTCATGTGTGTTGATGTCTTCGACACCAATGCTAAAAATGTTAAAATCTTCCATAACTTTAATTTACTTTTAATCTTTAATTTACTTTAATTTACCGTTTATACTTTAAACTTATAATATTATATAGTCAACTTTAAAATAGTTTCATAATATGAACCTTGTTTGCGCGTCTAACCGACTTAGTTTGTGCTATTGCACCTATGTTTGCTTCAGACAGGGTCCGATAATTAGTGTTCAAATATGAACTTAGTTTATCGTTTTCCATATACAATATTATATATCTTTAGTTGAAATAGTTTCAACTAAATAGGCTAAAAAACTTTTTTTAATTTTTTTTTATATTTTCTGAAACAAAAGAGAGAACGGGCTATATAACTTAAGTATTTAAGCCTCAGGGAAGATTAGGTTCTAAGGTTCTCATTAAGGAGTTTAAGTAGAAAGCGTCTACAAGGTCATCAAAGGGCTTTGGGATAGATTTACCGAATTCAACGGTTTTAGCGAACTTCCAGAATTTTGTCTCCTCGAGAAATTTTTCACCAGTAGAGTTATTTATAAAGACATCCCATAAAGCAAGCTTATTCATATTACCTTTACCTGCATGTTTTTTAATTGTTGAAGGAGCTATTGTTAAAATATCTTCAGGCTTAAAGTATTTGAGAAGTTTAATCTTAAGAATAGATGCAGCCGCTGCCATGTCAATAATATTATTAGTTCCAGCAGAACTACCATAAGATACTCCTTCAAATGCTATCTTAAATGAGTCTTCTTTATCTATATGTTTTGTAATTAGTTCGATAATATCATTTGACATAATATCATAACGTTTAATCTTAGCAAGTTCAATACTAGAATAATCAACATGTGTTTCCCAATCTGGTTGAAAAACAAGAGTAACACCCTCCATTAAAGCTAAGTCTTCTTGTGTCTTAATAGCCTTTTTTGTACCGGATCTTTTTAAATAAGAAATAAAATGATATTGATTAGTATTGTCATTAAATAAACAAATACCTGGAGAGTTTAAAGAAAAATCAATTGTGATAAAATTCATTATATATTATTTACCTAGTGAAGCACCTATTGCAGTACCAACAAGTCGTGAAGTTAATAAATCATATAAAATACCCTTTTGAACTCCTAATACCTTGGCTATCATTTTGCCCATAGATTTTCCTAAAGCAAAACCAGCTAACCCTCCGATAATAGACCCAAAAAGACCTTCATTAGTCATTTCATTATTAAATCTATTAATATCTAGATTTCCATCTTCATCTCTATATTCGTTTAAAAAAGAATCAACCGCTTGATCTACTTTTTCTTCTAATTCAAGAGTCCATTCCTGTTGAAGCCCTTCAGTTAAAAGCTCTAATTCATTTTCTGTAACTTTGTTTTCTTCTAAATATTCTATAAATGTTTTCATAAGTTATATATCTTTTAATCTATGTCCATTTTAATTTCAAATCTATTATAGTAAATGTTTAAATCAAATGTGCTAAATTCAGAAATGTTTTCAGCCATGTTTAATGTTAATTCACTTATTTGATTTAATATAGGTTGTCCAAATGTAATACTAGCTATTCCTAATCCTTCTGCATCTAAGACTCTAAGTTTTAAATCATCTAAATGTTTTTGTTTAGTAGTAGGTGCATAATAATGCAATAAAATGTCATTCATCATCCAATAGTTAATATAACCATCCATTAACTGCATTGTAACTGTAAATTGTCTAGTAATAGTATTTTGTATTGGAATTTTTCCTCTAAAATAACGAGTAGTTCCATCATTATCTTGTTGTGATACTGGATCAAATGTAGTTCCTGGTAAATTGATTCCTTGAATACCATAATTAATAAAATCAATAGGCTCTTCAAAAAGATTTCCTGGTATTTTATTTAAATAAGGTTTATACTTTTCTACGATTTCTTTAGGTATAAAATTCTTATTAAATCTAAAATCAAATAAATTATTTCTACTATTTAAAATCATACTATTGTATATTTACCTTTAAACACCATAGTTTCAGTACTTCCGTTATCGATTGAAATATAATATTTTTTATCTTTTAGACCACCTTTACCTTGCAATTTACTAGCATTTGCTTTATCTATCTTAAATAGGACTTCTCCATTGCTTAAATCAACATCTTTAAAACTTGTAACATTGTTAAAATAAATGCCATCTGAAAAATTAAGTTTTATATTTTTTAAATTAGTAAAAGATATTGCCTTTCTTTCACCATTGTCGATTTTAGAAATACTAAATTTAACATACATATCAAATGGTGATATTTCTAAACCAGTTTCATTATTAATAGAACTTATTTGTCCATCATCAATTGTTACGTTTCCTACATTCACCACAACATTTAATCTCTCAATAAAGGCAGGTGCATATTTTACTTGAGCTTTAGGTAAACTAGAATTAATTACTTGTGCAACATTCCTTGAAGCTTGTAAATCCGGAAGAGTATTATATACTCTAGTTAAATTAGCACTTGATGCTATATTTACTTGCATCATTCTCTTACCATATTTAGGTGCGTTGTTACCGATTAAACTTCCTCTCTTTACAATTTGAGTATTATCTGTTTGATTGTAAATTCTCATAGTCACATCAATCATAAAACTTGCAGCGTTATTTGCATTTTGTATAATTGGTCTAAATTGAATTGGCTCTTCAAAATCTTGAGTTTGCGTAATTGAGGTTGAATATGTTTCAATATAACTTGTGCCTATTTGTTCATTTACTATAATATCATAAATAACGCTAATGTCATCTGAGCTTGTCGCTATTCTATTTATTATATAGGACTCAAAGTCTGCTGCACTATTATCTTTCTCTCCATATATTTTAAAGTAGTCTCCATCGGTTGCCTCTTCTACAACTACTGTAAAATCTTGGAATTCATCTTCTTTAGCAATTGTGAAATTAGTTTCGTCTCCTGTGTAAATGTAGTCAGTCCCATTAGTATCTTCTAAAACATCAACTAATTTTAAAGAAACTTCATAATTTGAAGTAGGGTCTAAGTCACTAGAGCCAGAACCATTGTCATAAAATAAATTGTTAAAATCTACAAACTGATCTTTTAATGTTGGTAGTTTAACTTCTATAAAATTACTATAAAGAGTTTCACTTAATATAAAGGGTCTTGGATTTTTAATTTCAAAACTTGAAGTATTTAAATAAACTATTTGAGTTAAAAAGTTTTGAACTCCTGATGTTCTATTAGTTTTTACTTCGAATAAAAAACCCTCATAACCTCTTGCTGCAAAACTAAAACCACTTCTTAAATGAAGTCTAACTTTATCATATTTTATTTTAGTAATATTATTTGTAGCATTTGTTTGACTTGCTAATAATTCAGTAGAATCAGTACCTGTCCATTCTACACTATCTATAAATCCTTCAGTACTATCTAAAAGAGCATATTTATTTTCATTAACATTTACAGCATGGTATCTTTCGATACTTCCCGAACCAGTTATGATACTATTACCAGTTTCTTCATCCGGTGTAGCAAATAATGGGTTTGCAACATTTCCAACTGTAACTTTGCCACCTATGAAATTAGTTAAAGAATATTCAAAATTTCCTGTATTTGCTGGAATGTATGTGAATATGTTTCCACTTAATCCACTAGCATTATTCGTTCCAGTAATTGCAAAGTTAGCAGCAATAGTAAGAGCACTTAAATTAAATTTATATGTTTTTCCAACTTCTAATAACAGAGTTCTTGCAGCAAATCCTTCAATTGATATATAAGCTCCATCTTCAGTAACATCGAAATTCACAACATCACTGCCTAGTTCATTTATAAGATGTCTAGTTAATGCAGGATTTGATTCATCGGTACTTAGTATTTTCATCTCACTGCCGTTATCATCAACGTCTATCTCATAAGGAGCAGTATCTGCTTGATCGTGATAGATAAACTCTAAAAGTATATCATTATCTATTTTGTAATATCTTGAACTTTCTGCCATAATTTATTTATCTCTTTTAAAATTGAACAACTTTGGAGTATATGTTAAAAATAAACCAAGTTGAGGTCCATGATAAACTCTATTGTCTTTTGTAAAAGTTAAGCCATAGCCAACTCCTAGACCTAATTTAACTCTACTTTTATATTCTTCCTTTGCTTTATTTATCTCATCTTCAATGAGACTAATTCCTTCAATACTATTAAATGTTAAGCCCGGATATTTTGTAGCAATATTAATTTTTTTAATGCCATCAATTTCCTCAACACTTGAGTATAGTTTAATTCCTTGTTCATAACTAAAACTATTTAATGCACCTGTTAATTTATTATCCTTTTCGAACAGACTAATCTTACTATTCCATTTTCTCCAATTGCCATCTCCATAAACGGTAGAATCATTAAAATATAAAACTGAATCACTTTCTATAAAAGCGTAAACTGTATCAACTTCTTTAATGTTAATTTCTGCACTTAACAATTGATTTACCTTTTTAAGTTTTTTAATATCTCCTAGTGCATTTTCGTATTTTGCATATAAGTCATTTGCGTCATTTGTTAATTCTTCTGCAGTAAACTCATATGCTGTAATTTCGCTAACTAAGAAGTCATTTTCATTTTTATAATATTTTATACTATCTTGGCTAGCGATAATATTTTGACCCGCTCTTTCTACTTTAACCTCTAAGCCTTTATTAATAGCCTTTATTTTAGAAGTCCTATTACATTGATGCATTAATAAAATAATAAGCAATAAAATAGTTGCTATAAAATGAATTGGCTTTATTTCTAAACTTTTAAACATTTATTTTTTATTTTATTAATTATCCATTACCTATACCATCATTATTGATAACAGTACTACCTTGATATTCTCTATTGTATGAATTCCAAATAGTAGGCATGGTAAATGAAAATGAAATGTCAATACTTTGATCCGATGTCGTTGAAGCATTTCTACTTAAATCTTTAGGAGACAATGGTATAGGAGTTATAGGATTTTGACCATTTACTGTTCTTACACCATTTTTATAAAAATGAATAGTATTAGAATTAGGATAAATTACTCCTACAAATCCAAAATAAACATCAACAGATGTACCTGGGCCTACCGCTAGGTTTAGATCACTACCGAATTGTGTAGAGATAGCAATATTTGCATATACAGGAGAAGTTCCACTATTTAAATATGGAAAAGTTTCATCAAATCTTAATACAAAATAATTATTATTAAAGCTACCATTAATATCATATAGTGCCCATAAGGTATGAGATCTACACGTAAACCTTCCATTTACACTAATTGAATTTCCAATTTTTACATACGATACAACGCTACTACTTCCACCAGAACCTAGAGGCAATGAGTCAAATGTGCTACCAGTGGGTTCACTGCTTAGAGTTCCACTTGCTGCATCTGATCTTTTATTTGCAGTAATAGGATCTACTAAATTATCTTCAAAGAAATAATCGCTAAGAGTTCTTTTATCGTCAGTTGATCCATTATTCGGAGCAGGATGAAAGCCTGCAGCTGCAGAGCCTATAGCAGGCCCACCAGTTGCTGCTGCACCTCCTTTAAATCTAATACCATCGCCTGAACTTACTTCAGTAGGATCAATAGCCCCATCAGTATCGCCATCATGGTCTCCATCACTATCACTAAAAAATAATGATTTGTCAGCTGTAATTAATTCCTTTTCTATTTTAAGTTTAGATGCAGATTGTACTTGTAGATCATTAAAACCAGAAGCACTAGATACGTTAATTACGTTAGTATTCGCCGTTGTAATATTAGTCGCATTTGAAACATCAATATCTAATACAGGTGAATTAATATCAACATTAGTTGTCGCATTTATTCGAAAAATAGGAGTATTTAATCTTATTAAGCTTTTCGCCGCCAAATAAATAGAATCCGTACCGGCAGTATTTCCAATTAAAACATCATTATCATTTAAAGCCTTAATATTAATTTCTCCATCATTTGCTGTGATAGCAATATCTACATTGTCTCCACCTCCATTTGCTATTATATTAACCGCAGAAGCATCTAAGTTTAAATCCTCATTAGAATTTATATCAATGTTACCGTCTCCCGATGTGTTGTCAATTAATATGTCTCCATCCTGACCATCGATCGTCACTCCTTGATTTCCTTCTATCTGTATTGCAGATCCATTAGACAATATTTCAATAGCTCCACTTCCTTCAAAATTTAAAGTAGAACCTAATAATTTAATATTATTTCCAGGGTTTATTGTCATATTAACAGTTTCCCCTTGAACAGCAGCAGCGCTTCCTACTATTTTTAAAGTAGTACCAGTACCGTTAGAATATTCACTTCTAATATTGTAAATTGCAGCATTACTATTATCTACCTTTAGCTCAATATGGTTTGGAGCATCATCTGTCTTTAACAACATACTTAATAATGCAGTTGGAGAATATGAAGGAGCAGTAGAGACACTTGTGTCGTCTCCTAATATAATTCTAGAAGTAAGAGCTGCACTAGGTATAGTTCCAGGCTCATTAAAAGGTCTCAATACTCTAAAATCTGTTCCGGATGAATTAACATCACTGTCCCATATATTTAAAGAAACACCTTGTTCTCCTTTTTGTCCACCATCACCTTTATCACCTTTATCACCTTCGTCTCCTTTTTGTCCTACGTTTCCGGTAGTTCCTTGAACTCCTTTAGGACCAATTGGCCCTCCACCATTTGCTAAAACTTGATCAAAGTTGTAATTTGTCTTTTCAACCTTGATATTATTTGAGTCAGCATCGAATAATTCTTTTATATTTATTGCCATTTTATGACTTTATTTTTATTAAAGGTCTAATCTTATAAGAGTAGCCTATTCTTTTATTATATATTAATCTAAAATTGAGAGGGTTTACAGGGTCTAATTTATAAGTAAAATTACCATCTGAGATATATCCATTTACATTTAAATTAGAGGGATCAGAAATAATATCAATTGTAGTTATTTGTTTTTTCCCTTCATATACCGCTAATCTAATAGAATCTATTGAAAATGCAGGTATTATATTTTCAGCAACATATCCATTAATATCATCACTTAACGTGTCAATTCTACCAAAACTATTTTCAACCTCTACTAACCTGTTCATTGTATAACTTAAACCTAAACTACTTAGTTTTTTAACAACGGCCTCCCTCATATAAAAATCCATTATTACTTCTCTCTCAGTTTCTATATAATTAATATCATTTTGAGACTCACCTAATAATTTAATATTGTTTAATTCCTCAATAGTCTCATACCTTCCATGTGTAAAATCAAATACTTCATATTCTTTATTTAATTTTATAGCGCTCGAACTCATATAGCTTTTTTCTTCAACAATATTTTTAGTTCCTGGAATATATTGAATTCCTCCCCTGCTAGTTGATCTAACGTAGTAAGTATCTTCCCATCTTGACATAAAAACATTTTTGTTTTTCTTTTCAATAGCAATTTCATTTATTAAATTATATTTAGGTAATAAATCATCTGATTCTGAAAGTTTTATAACTCCACTAGTGTCTATGTCATTTACTTTATGGAAAAAATGATTTTTAATAGTTCCCCATTGGCTATCATGTAAAGGTGATTTAACTTCACCTATGTTAAATAATACCCCACACCCGTTTAGTTTTTTATATAATTCTATTGCAAGTTTATTTTCATTAGTATTACCAATGTTATAATTATAAACATATCCAATTGGAGTTCTATATACATCACTCCAGTCATATCCGTCACCCGGTTCAATTTTATGCATAGAAAAAGGTTCACTAAATGTAATAATAGGTTTAGTATTTACGGTATATTTTCCATTTTGTCTAGTTAAAAGAGCAAAATATTCGTTTCTAGATTCTATACTATATCCAATAGATTCATTTGTTAATCCAAACGCTTTAGGTTTATTAATGTCTATTTCAGGATATAAGTTAGAAGTTTTAACTATTTCAACACCGTCTTGCATTTCTAAAGAAAATGTATTTTCAACAATACTTCCATCGGCATTAACTGTTAAATATTCAGCATTGTTAGTAGTATTTAAAATATTTGCAACATTTCCAGCAGATAATAAATTTAATAAAGATGAATGTGCAAAAATACCTCCACCTCTATATGAATAGCTTGCAGACTTATATTGATTTAATGTATAAAATTGAGTAGGTTGAGGAACACCATTTATTGTCATTTCCCCAGTAACTGAAATTTTATTATCATTTATTACATTGTCTATGTTTAGTTCATATGTTATTCCAGCAACTTCAACTTCTAAAATACCATAAGAACCAGTTATAGGATCTTTAAGTATTTGTGAAGTAAATGAAGGAACACTACCACTGCTGTGAGTAATTCCATCTATTACAGTGCTTTGACCTTGACTTAAATTAACTGAACTTAAATCTAATGCACCTGAAACTATACTATTTGAATAGTTATAAAGATCTTGTAACTTATGATCTAGTTCATATAATAATTTTCTATTTAAACATCTAAAGTTATCATCTGATAAATTTAAATCTAAAATTAAAACAACAAATTTAAATTTTTTATTTTGAATTATTCTAAGTTTTAATTCATTTGGAGAATTTACATCAAAGGATGTTTTTAAAACGGTTGAAAATCTATAACCATTAAATTCACTATTTTTAATAAATTCTTTAGTTATGTTATTTTCAATTTTTTTTCTAGTTTTAGGTATAAATCTAATACCTTTAAATATTGTTGAGGCAAATGATTCACCTCCTCCATCTTCTATTATTGTATACTTTTTAAAAGTTCTAGATTTTCCAAATGAAGTTTGAGCAAATGTTTCATCAGAACCAACCATTGCCCCAGTCCCTACAAAATATGTTTTAAAATAATCAAAATTTATATCTTTAAAATGATCTAAACTAAATTCAATATTGGGTGAAGGTTTTAAATAACTAAAAGTATTATCGACATCAAAATACTCTAAGTATGTAGGGTATTCGTCTATATAGAACCATTCATGTGTCATTTTAGTTTCGTCTCTATCTAAACTTTCTAGAGAAGCAGCAAAATTAGTTTCACCAAATGCTTCATTTAAATTTAGAAAGTATGGGTTTTCTCTAACATTTAAGCTATCCTTTAGAGACCATTTATTAATATATGGAACTACTCTGGAGATTGTAGCAAATTCCGTTGTATTATTTTCTTGTAGTCTTTCAAATTCACTAGATATTCTAGTCATTGTGTTTCCTTCAGGTAAACTGTTTTCATCTTCTAATATGTTTATTAAATTAGAAAAATAAGTATTAGAATCTTCCTTTAACCTTTCAACATCAGCATATGCATCTAAAGGCATTTCTCCATTAGGCCCAGTAGGTTCATCAATTGCATTTGAAAATGGGTAAAGTATGTCATCTTCTAAATCTAATTCTTTTAAATCAGAATTAGATTCATCATAAAAATCAAAATCCATATCATGAATATCATATGCACTAAACATTCCCCATTCAATTTTAAAGTCTTTATAAACATTAACAATATTTTCTATACCATTGTTTTTATCTTTAAGAATTACTCTTTTAAAATTAGAATTTATCTCTCTTGGATCATCTACTATGTCTAATACTTCATTAAATCTATTTTCAATATCTAATAAATATTCACCTATACTGATTTCATCTTCATCATCTTCATTAATATAAATTGAAGAATTTACATTACTTCCTCCTTTTAAATACCAAACTTCATTATTTAATAAAAAGTTAGAAGTTATGTTTTTATTAGAGGATTCCTCATTTATTTCTATGAAATTAGAAGAAGATAAATTTTTAACAAAAATTCCTAATTCTCTATTATAACCGTCAACGTCTGAATAAATTATAATTTCATTTTCTAAAACAATAGAACTAAATAAAGTATAATTATTAATTAGTGAACTTATTGAATCTGCAACATTCTTTAAAGTACCTTGATTTGAGAATCTATTATTTTCAAATCTACCTTTATCAACGTTGTTATCGGCTATAAATGTATTTTCTACAACATTAATATGAGTGTATGTTTTTTTAACATCTAATATTGTTAAGTTGTTATTTAAACAAAAAATACTATGGTTTTCTTCAAAATTATATTGCTTTTCTACAAGTTCTATAAAGTATTTATTGCCACGTTGAATTAAAGAAGGTTCATACTTTTCAAAAGTATTACCTACACTGATAGGCCAATTGTTTACTAAATCTAGAAGAGTGTCATATTCAGTTGCGCCTGAAGGTCTTGTATAACCAAATCCAGTATTATCATTTAATGTTACTGACCCTGTATTTTCATTAACTACAACCTTTATTGTGAATCTTTGTTTTTTTAATTTTAAAAGTCTAAACTCATCTCCATTTAATGGGTTATCTATTATTTTAATTTTAATAAAATCAGAAGCTGCGCTTGTATTAACAATAACCTCTATGTTTTTATTAGTCTTTTTAATTCCTGTAAATAAACTATAATCAGTATTATTAGTATCTGCTCTTAATTCATAACTTTTACGATTCCAATATACTCCATTTTTAATATTATGATAATTTGAAAAACTTTTAATCCAACCTAACATTGGCATATTTTGATAAAACACAGTATGAGGTAACACATAAGTTCCGGAACCAACATCGCTTAAATCCATTTCACTGATTAGTGTGTCTTTTTTAAATGTAAATAAATCGTTTTTAATATTATCAACAGATCCTCCTCCTAATTTATGTTCATCTACATAAATTCCAAAATACCTGTTTATAGAAAACTCTTCAGCTTCTTCATCATCAAATAAAAATTCTAAATTAACTAAGTTTGCACATGCTAAATTATTTCTAGAAAAACCTTCAGTTATAAAATCATTATATTCTATAATAGGTTTATCTGTTTTAATAGTATCTTTATAGTGAAATTCTCCTTTACTAGTGAAGCCGCCTTTTTCTAAATCTATACCATTATAAAAAGTTTGTTCATCTTTATTAAATGAAACAGTTAATGGAGAGTCTGGAAAACTATCATCATTTACATAATTTCTAATATATTTACCTATAGCAGAGTCATTAGAAAGATCAATTGTCTTTATTAATGTTGCATTTTTAAGCATTTCATTAATTCTATCTAAATTTTCAGAATTAGAATAATTCTTTGTGTTTATCGGATCTTTAACCCTATAGATTAAAAACTTAGAAGGTACTTTTTTATCTAGCCAAATTGGAGCTAACATTGCAAATTCACTATCATATAGTTTATTATAATTTATAGAAGTACCATAATTATAAGTTTCTTCTAATTGTTTTTCATAACTATCTAATACTGAAAAATCTGAATTATCTCTTTTTACTTTATAAACTAAATCATTTGGTGTAGAATCTTTATTCCAAAATTTAGCAACATCATATGAATATGATCCAGTTTCTTTAACTAAATATTTTTTATAATTAGAAGCAGCAAGTTGATCAGTCGCATTAAAACTTTCTAAATACATTTGATCATTTTCAACTATTAACTTTATATTAGTACTTATTTTAGGATTTGTTCTAAGTAATGGTTTTGAAATGTTGTCATATCTTCCATTATTTTCTATATCTGTTCTAATTTTAAAAGGAGTTAAACTACTATAAGGATCGCTTCCATCAGACGTTCCATTTAAGTTTTCTAAAGATTCAGCTACCTGTTGTATTAAATTAGGATTAATTTGTGCTACTTGTTGATTAGGATCTGTTGGAAAATCATCTGCATTATCACCTACACCATCTCCATCAGAATCTAAAGTTTCAGTTGAATCATTTGGAAATGCATCAGCGTTATTACCTACGCCGTCTCCATCAGAATCTAAAGTTTCAGTTGAATCATTTGGAAATGCATCAGTGTTATCTCCTACACCGTCTCCATCTGAATCTAAAGTTTCAGTTGAATCATTTGGAAATGCATCAGCGTTATCTCCTACACCATCTCCATCTGAATCAGTGTCTTCGTTAGGATCTGTTGGAAATGTATCAGTGTTATCTCCTACACCATCTCCATCAGAATCTAAAGTTTCAGTTGAATCATTTGGAAATGCATCGGTGTTATCTCCTACACCGTCCCCGTCAGTATCAGTATCTTCGTTAGGATCTGTTGGAAAGTCATCAGCGTTATCACCTACACCGTCCCCATCGGTATCAGTATCTTCGCTAGGATCTGTTGGAAAGTCATCAGCATTATCACCTACACCATCTTCATCTGAATCTGTGTCTTCGTTAGGATCTGTTGGAAAGTCATCAGTGTTATCACCTACACCGTCCCCATCTGTATCAGCAGTTTCAGTTGGATCGTTTGGAAAAGCATCTTTATTATCAGCTACTCCATCCCCATCAGTGTCTCCACCACTATCTCCACCGTCTCCAGAACCTGAGTCAGTGTCATCTCCACCATCTCCTATTGGGGTTCCACCGTCACCCGAATCAGTGTCGTTAAAATCAGTTGGGCCGTCTCCAGAACCTGAGTCAGTGTCATCTCCACCTAATATTGGGTCATCTCCACCTTCAAACATATTTGTGTTTTTATTTTTAGTTTAATATTACTTAAGATTATATATCTCTATTAGTTTTATTAACTAACTGCTTTAGTAAGAGTAACTGTTTTAGTATTGTTTAAGTTATATCCTTGTGGCTTATATTTAGCAAACACTTCTAAATCAAAAGAAAATTGATTTTCATTAGAATCAAATATATCTAAACCAATTGTTTTAGAATATGTTAAATTAGAAACAGGATTTGTATTCTTACCTGCAACCCTACCAGTTGAAGTATCAACTCCTCCACTTGCAGTAACTCCAAAATAATCAGTCATTCTATATTGGAAAACAAGATCAACTGTAATGTTAGGGGATTTTGCAACTTGGGAATTAACCTGCTTACTATCTACTTTACCTATTGTCTTTTTTCCAAATTTATTATCTCCATCAACTACTAAACTTCCGATTCTAGCAGGTGACATAAATAAATATGCTCCACAAGATTTACCTCCTAATAAAAATTGATCATTATCACTAAACGACATTTTCATAGTTCTCTGATAAAATTGACTGTTATCGTACCTGTAAGGTGTCTGTAGATTAGAATAATTATCATCAGTTGATAATGTTGCAAATTGAGAGATGTTGTTCCAGGTAGCCTGATAGGTTGTACCTGTAAATACAGTAGGGTGATCAACATGTACATAAATAGAGTCATCATAATCTCCACTTGTTAAACTTGATAATTGAATTACCTCAGCGTTTACACCTTTCCATATGAAGTCATTTGTTGAAGTACCGTCAGTACCTGTAGCAGCCTTTCCAAAATATTCAAATCTATTAGTACCGTTTGTCAAACTAGTATCATCTCCTGTTAAATAATCTAGAGGCAATGTTGAATATAATGGATTTTCACCAGTAACATCCATATATCTACCATATATAAATTGACCTTTACGCTGTGCAGATTGCATAGCAGCTTTATTGTTAAATATTTCAGCGTTAGCTTCTATAGTAGTCATATTCTGATATTGAATAGGAACTAAATCATATTTTCCTTCAACTGTGTAATATGTATCGTTTTCAATTCTTGAAGCAAGAGCAGGTGTACCTGTGCTATAATCATGCGTACCCATTTCAAAAGTAACTTCGTCTCCCGAAGAAGAAGATGGATAAACTGCATCATTTCTATTTCCTATTATTCTTGCAGCTAATTCTAAGTCAGTTGCTTTACTATTTTCTAATAATAATTTAAAAGTCTTAGTTACAATTGTTCCTTTCTTAATATTTAAGTCAGCTACCTCATCTACATAATATCCTGCAAATAATTTAGTAGTAGTGTTTGCCTCAACCTGAGTTGTTCTACCTTCCTCATCTACTATAGTTACTAATAATTCACCTTCTGCATTTTCTAATTGTTCTTTAAGACTATCTATTTCCTTTTGAAGATCTATTAATTTATCTAATAAACTAATTGGAGTTTGTTCAGAAGATAAAAAACCTGAAGCGATATTACCAGCTCCATGTGTAAAATATTTTTCATTTGCAATAAAACTATCAGCAATATGTGTGTAAACTCCTTTAGAATCTAATTCCTCAACGAGTTTTACATAAGTAGTTTCTTTGCTATTTTCCTCAACAAGATTAATTACATCAGAGGTATCTAACATGCCTTGTGGAAATTCTATTAATATAGGTTCACTCCAATCTGAAGTTACAGGAGTTGATGGAAAACCAGCTTCTGAATATGCCTTTATTCTAATTTCAATATTTTCACCTAAATTAATAGGAAGATCTAACTGATTAAAATTAACTTCTTGTCCATCTTCTATACTTTCAGTTGTCCAAATATATTTACCCGTAGTCACATCCTTTAATCTCTTTCTAGTTGGAGTATCTAGTTGATTCCAGTTAGAAAAACTTGCAGTTGTAGTTTTATTATCTTGTGTAAATGGTATTTGTTCAATGTTACTTGTTTTACCACTTGCAGAAACATATCTATATTGAATACTAAATTTAACAATTTCTTGTGGAAGTGTATCTGCATTTGTTTTTGCTTCAGGCACTTTCCAAAAACCTCTAACTCTAAATTTAGGCTTAATATCTTTTACATTCTGATCTGTGCTAATACTTTGGATTTGATTAACAACTGAAGAATATAATTTAGCTTCACTACTTCTTTTTTCAATAAGAGTGTTTAGAGTATTTTTATCTTTATTTTTTTGTATTTGTGAACTATATTTCTTAGTGGCAATTTCACTTCTCTTACTAGAAATAGTGTCATCTAATTTCTTTAAATTTTCACTAACTGTTATTTTATCAGTGTTTAATTTTTTAATATTATCTAATGCGTCATTTTCAGTTAAGTGTGTATTAACCTGTACGACTTGAAAATTATCTACATTTAATTCAACTGGATCTGGTATAATACCAACGTTTGCAGGTGGAATAAAGTCTTCTTTTAAGGCTTTAATAAATTGACCAAAGTCAGAAACACTATCTCTATAGAAAGCAGATAATGTTTGAGTTCCTCCAGCTTCGTTTTCAATTGTTAAATCATTAGAATAAAAACCAACGCCAGGTGACCAGTTTTCTGCAATAATTTTAGAATCAGGATCAATTGCTTTAAAGAATACAACTTGTCTCTCATCAAATCCTACATTAATACTTAAATCTACTTTATTTTCTAAAGATTTATAAATCCTAAGTTGGCTAGTTCCAATTTTAATACTGTCAAATCCTTCAATTAATCTTAGTTCAATTTGACTAGTACCGTTATATACATTTTCAATTCTATATCTTGTATTATTGTTGCCGCTATTTACAAGTAGCTCATCACCAACTGATAAAAATTCAGTATCATTTAAAGATTTATCTCCATCAGTATAAGTTAATTTATTTAAAGTATATAGTTTAACTGTTTTTATAACTGGAGTTCCGTCTACTACAAATTCTCTTTCTGCATTTTCAACTGCTAATGCATCAAAATCACCATAGTATTGAGTTGATTTAAAAGGAAGGTCTCTAACCTGTTCATCAATTGTTGCATTTGCCCCACTACTTATTAAGTCTTCTACAAATGTTTGATAATTAATCTCATCAACATTATTATAGGTGTCATCAAAATAAGCTGCAGCAAATTCATCGTTTGCTTGAAAAATATATCTTTTTACTAAAACTCTTTCAGTATCTACTGCAATTTGATTACTAACATCAAATTTAACAGTTAACAATGGATTTAAATAATCTTCAAAAAAGTCATTATCCGTAGTTACGAATTGTGTAGGTAATGCAATTGAAGTTAAATCACTTGCAGGAGTTTTAAGTTTTCTTGCAATAATCTTTTTAAAGCTACCGTCAGGCATTTGCACAGTTGCATCTGCGGTTCCAACGCCACTCAATGCTTTAATATTATTTTCTAATCTTTTTATTTCTCTATCAATAAACCCAAACGAAGGTATTTGATAAGTTTTAATTGTAGTTACGCCATCATCGTCTGGCGTACCGAATAAGTCTACTGAAACTGTAATAGCATCCTTTTCGCTAGTCATTGCCTCGTTAATGCGTTCAAAAGTCTCTAACGCATTGGCATTCATCTGTGTGAATTGCTTAATTATTCCTGAAAATGAGTTTTGTGTGTCCATCTATTATCTTATAACATCTATTTCAAATTCAAACATCGCAGCATTTATACAAATTATTTCGAAATATGGATTGTTTCCAACTTGTGTGTTTGATATACTTCCAATTAGTTTATCATATCCAGCTTTCCAATTAGTATAAACGTTAATGTTATTCCCGCTTAAATTTAAGTTTTCAAAAACAATCTTATAACTTTGGCCATCTTTCCAATTTATAAGTTTGTCATCTATGTATATATTAATATTATTATCAGCACCCTGGTCTAATGTTTTACCAACAAGTCTAAGTTGATTTGAGAATTCTTTAAGTCTTGCCCAGATACCAAAACCTGTTGCATTTGATGGGTTAAACTGATTAGTATCTGTAATTTCATTATAAACACTTAATGTATTTTCGTTCCATAAGAATGGCTTTCCAAATACATATGTTTTTAAATCGTTTTTAATTTTAATTTTATTAGGAACTGTTTTGTCAACCAATATACCAGGTCCATTAAATAAAATGTCAGTATTATATTGTACTTCAGATGGAATTGTACCATCAATAAGTTGATTAATTCTGCCATTGGCGCTTGTAATTAATTCTAATAAACTGTTGCTATCTGCAAGGTTTGCACTTGCATTTTGAAAATCTGTTTCTAATGAACTTATTCTGCTTAGCATTTCAGCACTTGAATCCATCGACATTACTAAGTTTTCTAGGTCATCAACTCTGCCTTTAATTCTAGTATATCTTGCATTCGCATCTGATAATAATTTGGCAGCATTCTCTAGGGCACTTGTCGTATCCATAAATAAATCCATTGAGAATGTTGTAAAGTCATTAATGTTAACTTCAACACCAACATTATCAAGAGATGAATTAAATTTAATATTTAATTTAAGACCAAATGCATTTCCATTTAAGCCAGTAATTTCATTTGGCTTATATTTAATAAGTTCAGGAATATAAGAACTGTTTGCTGCACCAGGATTATCTTGAGGATTATCCAATATTAATATGCCATAGAGATTAGTTTCTCTATTTGCAGATACTGAATCACTATATAAATCATAATAAACAAGAACTGCATTAAACCTAAAGTCTCCTCCTTGCTTAGCATAATCTTGTAAACTATTTATGTCTGAATTATTAGCAACTGCATTATAATTAGCAATGTTCCAATCAATTCCAAAATTAGAAGTAGTATTAGAATCAACGTCGTAATAAGGAGTTACGCCCGCAACATCCACTAAAGTTTCTAAATCCATATTAGGATCAGGGTGTGTTTGGCTTGCTCTACCACTAATTTCAGCTTCCGTGTAAGTCTTGTTACCAGAGGCATTATAAAGAGAATTGTTAAATAATACTGCTGGAGTATATCCTACGCTTGAGGGAACATTAATATATACCTCGTGGTATGCATTACCTTTATATTGTATATCATTACCTACATCGATACTGCCTAAATACTTAACTACTCTATCATAGTCAGTTCCAGTGCCAGCGGCGTTAGGCTCTTCAGTATAAAAGCCAGGATTTACAGACTCATTAGAATCAGCGGTTTTAAATCTAATTGCGCCTATATTATTTAGCCATTTAAAAAATATTTTTTCTGCATCTGAACCATATAACGTGCTATCAAAATCATCATCTTGTAAAAGTTCTTCTTCTAAGTTAAGTGCATAATTTTGGAAAGTGTTAGCAAAATCGTGACCAGCATCTCCTTTTAAAACATATGATAGACCAGAATAATCTAGCATATTTGTAAAGTCCATTGTATTTTTACCGGAAACTGCAGTTTCAAAATTAGGAATATCTAAAAGAGCATATTTACTAAACTCAAATTTAATATCTGGGTTATTGAAAGCTCTTGTCAAATCTCTAGTCCCACTCGCAAAAGCGTACATTGTTCCTCCTTGGATTTGAGGTATTCTAACTAATGATGTAGCCATTTATTCTTATAATTTTTTTACGCAATCGTTGTTCCATAAGAACCAATGATATACCATGATGTACCATCTGATCTTAAAGTAAGTGTTCCATTTTGCACTATTGCAATACTTGCTGCACCTGCAACATTAGTAGCTTCAATATCACCAGCCGATGTTGCAATTAATGTAATTTCTTTACCTACTACAGTACTTGTTGATAAAACCAGTGGAGTAGCTCCATCTGCTGTATCAACAAAATAAGTAGAACTAAAAAGATTAACAGGAAGTGATGTAAGTCCTGCTGAAGATGTTCCATTAATTCCATCCTTTGTAATACCTGCACTAATATTAACTTCATTACTAAACGTACTAGCAACTCCAAAGGTAGCTGAACTAGCATTTACTGCTGTTCCTCCATCAATTGCAATTTGACTAGTCGAAATAGTAACCCCTGAAAGAGTTAAAGCTGTTGGGTCTAAATATCCCTTTAAGCTTGTTATTTCATCTTCAATTGAAGTAAAGTTATCATTAAGTGTAATTCTTGATGATGAAAGCGAATCTGTTCCTAAAATTTCTGTAACCGCCATTTTATTTTATTTTTTTATTTTACTATTATCATGTTTCTAATGGTTTTATTTCTATTACCATTTGTATCTTCGATTTCAGCCGAAATTTTATAGTTTCCAGCTTCCTTAAAGATATATGTCATCCACATATTATCATAATATATATCATGTTCTTCTTGGCTACTATCTTTATATATTCTCCAAACTGGCTTTTTAATACCAGGCATTTGCGTTTTATCTAAAGCAAACGTAACATGGGTTGATCTTTCTACCTCTGCACTTCCGTTAATAATTCTTACAGTATCAAATGTAGGATTGTACCTAACATATTTTGTTTTACCATAAATTGTTCCATTAGTTAATGTCACCTCTTCAAAATCATATTTAAAAGAATAATCTTTTCCAACACATAATAAGAATTTAAATATGTCATTAGTATCATCATTATCAGTATCTTCAAATACTGGGTTATAATTAAACTTACTAATAATAGAATCTGTAGATGCATTTAATTCATCAGCAATTGCTTGCCAACCTAGAAGATCTGAGTTATTAGTAGGAGTTGCAGCAACTAAAGTGTGAGTTCCTGTTTCAATTAAATGAGTAGTAGGGTTTTTATGTGCAATAGTTAAAACACTGCCTTGTTGAATTGTATTTATTTTAAAACTTGCCGTCAAATCAGCACCAATTCTAGTAGCGTCCCACCAGTTATATTTTCCATCTACCCATCTGACTGGATCCATTTCATTCCAAACATAAGGTCCAGTAGTTTCGCTATAACCCGTTAAATTAACAGGATCTGTGTCTACATATCTTTCAACCGTACTAAAAACTTTACCTTGACTTTCGTCGTGTACATAATTAGCTCTATCCATGGTTAAGTATAAAGACTGGAAACTATCTTCAACCTTTTGTAAATTTTCAGTTGGCAATTCCCAATAACCTCCTGTTTTATTCCAATCAGTTTTCCAATCTTTCCATCTATTATCTTCTTTCCATTGATAAATTCCATATATTTCAAGCGGCTTTACCTTAACGTTAAAGAAGTCTGACTCTTTTCTAAAACTCATAATTCCTTGAAGGTCATACATTCTTAGCTCTACGCTATAGTCTCCTTCAAAGGGTACAATTATTGGAAACCTTAAATATCCAGGATGGAATGTGCCATCTGTTTCATAATAACCAATACTGCCTCTAAAACTTTGTGAATATCCTTTAGGTCCAGTAACTACCCATTCTAATTCATAAACATGCTGCTTCCACCAGTTATCCCAAGTAACTGTTGAATCTAACGCATCAAACCATGTAAAGTTTGCAAATTCCCATTCTTGTGGAAGTGAAGTACATTCTAAGATTATTGGACAGCCTACAGGAATTGAGTGCTCTCCATCTGTGTCATTGTTAAAAGTTTCCTTTTTATTTATATAGTAGTTATTGTAAAATGTTTCAAAATCTGATAATAAAGTTTCATATTCAGTTTCGTTAAGATTTCCAAAACCATCTAGTGGAATAGGTTCAAAATTTACATTGTCAATTAAAATATTATTATTTGATACCAATGCATAATCTTCAACGTAAAGTTGTTTACCTTCCGGATAAACCTTAAATTCAACATCTTTACCTTCATTGAATGAAACAATAGGTTGTTGATTATTCCAAACGTTTAAATTCTTTTGATCAAAATAACTTCCCTCACCTACAATATCTACAATTTTTGCTTGAAGTGGAAGGTATTCTTTTTGTAGTTTATTCTTAAGACCGTATAATTTTATTAAAATCTCTTCCGGCGTAAAATCAAATACCTCATCGACATTAGGAATGTCCCAATAATCAAATGATCCATTAGGTTCGTTTAATTTATAAACCAATGAAAATCTGCTTGTTTTTTTCATTGTAGTAGAAGGCAAATTAAATTGCTTTCTTTTCTTATAACTAAATCCAGCATTTTTATCTGGAACTGAAACTGCTTTTAGTTTTCCAAAGCTATCGCTATCTTGATTTATATTTAGCCAATATTCTTTAAGTGTAATATTATTATAGCCGAAAAAATCAATTGCATTTAATACAGCTTTATAAGTTCCAATAAATGGTTTAATATTGTGTAATTCTAAAAGTAGCTCTCTTCTTTTTTGATTCATGAGTCTCCAGTCGATTCCCATTTCATTAATATCATGCTCTTTAAAAATTATAAAATCACCATCATCAAGAGTAGCACCCATATTTTGTAATAGGTCATGCATTCTTTCATCTTCTCCAACAGTTTCACCATATATTATTATTTCAGCAACTTCATGTCCATCACTGTCATCTGTAATTAATAAAGTTCTTTGATGTCTTTGTTCAGCCTTAGATGAAAGTGCAATGTTAGCCTGTATTGCATCATTTGTAAAATCATTTACAGTTTTTAAACCTGCAATTACTGAAACAACATCTGTATGATCTAATACTTGAATATTTAGTCCATTTAGGTTTTGTATTTTTACAGTATTGTTTTCTAAAATTGTACCATATATAAAAATATCTTTACTAATATACCTATCATCTTTCCAACTAAATTTAAAATTACTACCATTACTATCTACAGAAACAGGTCTACCATATACTATTTGGCCATTAGTATCTACAAGCTCCTCCAATATAAATAAGTTTAAAGTTTCATAAAGGCCAACCGATACCTCAGGTAAATAAACTACCCCGCTCCACTTTTCGTTTGTAGAATCATAGTTAAGGTTTAATTCATTCTCAACTCCATTAAAAAATCTTAAATATGAATACTTTGACATTATCTTATATTTTTATCATCTTTATTTGCTGTGTAATTTTTCCAATTTTTCATTACACGAATTTGTTTAATAGTATTGTAATAATAGTCAGTACAAAACCTAACAAAATCAAGAATAGTTTGATTTCTCATAATATGCCTAGAAACCCTATTGGTTATTAAGTCATTTTTATAATCATAGCCTAAATACTTTTTATCATCTTTGGCAGACTTTTTTATGTCATAGATCTTTTCTCTTTTATATCTGTATAAGTCGTCGTATAGTCCCATTATAAATCGCTTCTATTTCCTGCTTGTACTCTACTATAAATAGTTCTTGGCACAGGTGGGTTATCAAAGTATAAAGACATTGAAGCCATTTCTCCAATCGATGGCTCATCTTTTACTAGTTCTCCATCTCTATCTTCCCAGCCTCCTCTAAATATTGCAACTTCTTGCTTGTCTAAAATAATATCACCATATCTGTCAAGTCCTATTTTATTATACCAGTCTTCTATTTGCTTATCTCCAGTAACTGGTATTAATAAGTCAGGATTTTCTAATACTATCTTCTTAATTTCTTCAGTTCTCTTAAAAAATACAAGTCTTTTTTGATCTCCATCTGCTCCTTCTAATTCCGGAGTTGATGGCGTTACAGTAACTTCAGTATAATTATAAAATCCATCCTTTCTTGCTTGCTCCTCAATACTTGATACAAATTGTACATTTACCGCATCTACACCTTCGATACCTTCTATGATTGCAATAATATCACTCTTAGGTAGTTTATCTCTTCGTACAATTTTTATTAGATAATTTGAGATAGCCGCTCTAATGTCATTGAAAATATCTTGTTGCTTAAATCCTTCAAACCATCTAATAGAAATATCCATTCTATATTTAACAGCTTCCGGCTCTACAAATATTGCTTCACTTGTAACCATTTGCTGCCCACTATCTTCAATTACGCCAAGCATTCTATCAGTTTCGTCTTTTCCAAAGAAAAACTCGCTTTCGTCAACTGAAAAATAATCTGTCCCTTTTAATAATCTTTTCTCTAAATCTGGAATTGCAAAAATATAAATAACATTGTCATCATCTAAATAACCATCGTTCGTAGTATTATATGCATCTAAATAACTAAACTGCGCATACCTACTTAAGAAATATTCATATGCATCTGGATTTGCAAGTACAAAACTCTTGCTTGCCAGCGGTGCCATTAACTTCGTAAATTCAGTACTCTCAGGATCTGCTCCCATAAAAGGAGAAGTTGAAGTCTCCATTTCTAATAATTCGTTTAGGTCATGTGTATCTCCGGTTGAGTCCTTACCTTCACCTAACCATTTAAATGTAAGATCTCCTGCTTGGTTAAGATTTCCTGCTGCTCCATCACATTTAATATATTCTATTTCGATAGTAGCTCCACTTGGTGGAATTATACCAAAGTTACCAGTTCCGAAATAAACATCTATTCCTCCACTAATTCCAGTCTTTACTAAACAACCTTTATCAGTGGCTAACATTTCGTATAATGAATTAAACTTTGTCCATTGTTCTCCATTAACACTTACCTTTACTAAAGCGTGGTCAGTCGTTCCTTTAGATTGAATATTAAAGCTTTGCATACTTTCACCTGTACTTGTTAAGGTTTGAGACTCTAATTTACCTTGTATGATATTTGCTCTAACCCAATCGTTACTACTCTTTGGTAATAAGAACTCATCTTTATCAGTTCTTAAAAAATAAATTAAACCATTGTTATCATATTGAATTTCAGTATTTGGCTCAATTATTAAATTACTTCCAGCAACATCATCAGTCACGCCTGGCTTCCATCTAAAACGAATTTCTCCAGTTGCCGCGAAACCTCTAGTAGCATCATGCCCTGCAAGTCTTGCAAGTCCGTGAATAGATTCAGGCTGTTGAGCTGTATAAATATTCTGCTCTACGGTAGAGTCCTCTATATAGAACATGAGCATCTCATTCATTTCAGCCATTACCTCAAGTATTTGAGAAAACGGTGAAGCTGTTGTAAAATAATTACCAGCCTTTTTATAGACTCTACTTAAATATGATCTAGAGTCTTCTACTATATTTCCAGCAGTTACTCTAGCCTTATCTAAAAATTTAAAATCTGCCATTCTTTAATCTTTTAATTTACATAAACTCCAATCAAATACTTAGAGTCTACTGTTATATTTATTTGAGCAATATCTCTTACTTCACCTCTTGTAAAATTAATATCTACTTTAGTTTTATACTTGCCTGCATTTGGACAATATTCTTCTATTTGATCTTCTATTGCTCTTTTTACTTCAAATTCATTAAATTGAAAGTCATATATTAATTTTTCTAAATCAGCGCCGAATCTACTATTTCCCAATACATCTCCAGTATTTGTAAAAAGAATAGTTTCGATTTGAATTAAAAGTTGACTTAATTCATTCTCAACATCTACGCTTTTTGGGTCATAGTTAGGATCGCCTAATGTTTTAATATATAGTTCCATTAATTATTTATCCGTTTTTTTATGAGTGAAACATCCAGTCTACTCCTTCATCTCCTTTAATTTCTTCAAGTACTTTTTCCATTTCCTCATCACCCATACCTTTAATGCCATCATAATCAATTTCAACACCACCTGGTAAAGAGAATTTAAAGACTCCTAATTTAGCACCAACCGCTTGTTTTACTTTAGCCGCGACATATCTAAAAAATATCTCATCATTATACAGTGCACAATTTTCTATACTTTCATAACATTCAATAATCACATCTCCCTTAGGTGTATCTCCCATAAATTTAAGCTGACCTGTTAGTTGTGAATAGTGAAAACTTAAAGGGTTTTCTAGGATTTGACGAGCCATATCAAAATAACTTTGATTAATTACATAATATTGAAGTTCTTCTGCAGATTCTGCTGCTCCCGTTCCTGCAAATGAATTACTAAAAAACATTTTTTCAATATTAAAATCTGCTCCACCTGCAAATCTTAAATCTAATCCACTTCCACCTGTATTCCAACCAGAAGCAAGGTCATACACTCCATATATTGAAAAGACTTCACCAGCACCTGATGTTGCATTTTCCTTTGGAAAGTTTAAAGTTCTAGTTGTCTTAAAACTTTGACTACTAAAAACTCCATTAGGTACATGAAAATAGTTTTCTCTAAGACTATATTCATAATTTTTTCTGAACCATTTTACTGCTCTTTTTATAATGTTTATTATTTCAGCTTGTGGCAAATTAAGAGGTACCATACATGCTCCTGTTATTTCTGAACCAATTTCATTTAAGAATTCAGTTAAACAATCAGTGCCATAGTCTCTACCTTGACTTAAATCTATATTATCGCCGCTTCTAATATCACTCATTTTTAATTAATTTTTTTAATTTATCTATATTACCGTTTTTAGTAAACAAAATATCTTTATTATTTTCTATCCACGTTTTATCTTTATTCCACCACTGTAAGTCTAATAAAAACGCAATATCTTCTTTACTAAATCTATACTTTAAATGTTTTCCTGGATTCCCTCCAATAATAGAATAAGGTTCTACATCCTTTGTTACTACCGCATCTGCTGCTATTACAGCACCGTCTCCTATTTTAACTCCGGAAAGTATTTTAGCGTCCATGCTTATTAAAACATCATTACCTATTTCTATGTTTCCTTTAGAAACGTTACTAGGTCCACAATAGTGATATCCGGATATGTTATTTGCATGATCTACTGATAATAAAAACTTAACACCTAAAGAAACTGAAACATACTTACCAAATACTAGTTTTGTATCTGGAAAACTTTTCATCCAATAAACTTTAGAAGCAATAGATGTATCTCCATTATTAAGAGAAGTAATACTAACTAGCCATGGATCTGAATATTCTACAGGACTATTAGTCTTATTGTTTTTTCTAAAATTATTATTATCTTCCTTTATGTTACATATTATCATCTTAGTTAATTTTTTTACTTGTTATTATTTCAGTACCGTCAAATTCTGCTTCTCTACCTATTTGACCATGTCTAAATATTCCTCCAATCATTTTACCTTTAAATACAGAATCCCACTGAAACACGTAACTATTTTTAACTTCGCATGTTTTGTTAACATAACATGATTCTACTTTACTACCCTCGACAGAGGTGCCTTGGTATAAATTACACCTTAATAGGGTAGCATTGCTAACTTGACTTCTAAAAATATCACAAAAACTTAATGAACCTGCAAGTTCACAGTCAACAAAATCATAATTACTTAATCCAAAACAATATGGCAATTTACCACCACTTACTTGCACCCTACTAACATCGCTATCATAATTAATGTCTCCTTCTTTTAATCCACCGTGACTAATTAATCTAACAACTTCCATTAATATCTTCGGCCAATACATGTCAATTATTTTTTCATTATCTTTTAAATCAACATATAAATTAATTTCAGGATAATAGTCTTTTAACTTTCTCCAATCTTTTAATATTTCAGTAAACTTGTGATTCCTATTAAGAATTTTTTTAAGTTCTATATAATTTAAATCAGTATATTTAGCTTGATTAGCAATTGACCAAAGTTGTAGTAGAAAACGATCTAGTAAATATAAAATATTAGTAGTTTTCTTTTCATAGTCTTTACCACCAATATATCTAAATTCTAAATAACCTTGTTGTAATTTTTCAAAGTTAACTCCATAGTATTTTTCTTTAGCAAAATGAAAAACATGCGAATTAATGTTTTGACCTTCATAATAATTATAGTCAATTTTAGGCATTATCCATTTTACAGACTTTGCATACACACTATCTTTTCTATTTGGAAATAGTTTGTAAACCTCAGTTTCATTAAATCCTAAAACAAATTTAAGAGAATCCATTTTAGAAATAAGGTTACTTTTACCAGTCTTTTTAGGATCAAAACTTAAGTTTAAGTGAATTGAACTTTTTTCAGTAGTATATCCATTTTCTTGAATCCAGCCTAACGCTTTAATTATTATATTTCTTGCAACGTTATATGGAATAGGACCAGTAATAAGTTCTATAAGACCTTTACCCCCGCTCATATCTGGCTCAATTTTAAATTCTTTATCAGTTGGCACAAAGTCACTATGTGCTTTATCCTCTAGTCTAATCTTTTTACCTAATAATTGAGCAAGCTCCTTTTGAGTATCTTCAAGACTCTTATCGGAATAAAATTCAAACTCTATTCCGACAAGAGAATCTTGTAAAATATCTTCTTTACCTTTATGTTTTGTAATTTGATATGTTAGCATGCAATATAAAATAAATTATTTATTTATATATCACATTTATTTATTACCTAAATTATTCCTTAGGCAATTTTAAGAATATCTTCTTAGTATCTTCTTCTATTTTAGTAATTAAAACGTTGATAGTTTGTTTTGGCTTGTATTTTTTAATATTATCCTCGCCAATTTCACTAACATGTAATAGTCCAACTACACCTTCTTCTAACTCTACGAATAAACCATAATCTTTACAAGTTTTTACAGTAGCCTCAACCTCAGAAGGTACTTTAAATTTCTTATTAATTTCTAACCATGGATTTAATTCGACATCGTCTCTTTGAGTCAAGGTTATTTTAGTATCAGATACAATATCTTTTACTTTAAACTTAATCTCTTCACCTGGTTCGATTTCTCTATTTTTATGTCTAGCCAATGTATCTCCATCTAAGTCATTGACATGAATCATACCAGTTAAACATTGTGAGAATTCACAGAAAACTCCATATTTAGCAGAACCTGTAACGCTTCCAGTAATATATTCACCTGCAGTTTCTTTTAATTTTTCAATAGCACCTGGAATTAATGTTTTAAGATATGCTCTATGAGAAACTACCATTATTTTTCTTTCTTTAGAAAAACTAACTGGCACAACATAGATTTCTTGTCCTACTATGCTTTCAAAATCATGTAATTTATTAATGCCTGCAAGACTACCTGGCATAAAACACTCTATGCCTTTAACATTAACCATATAGCCAGCAGCAGACAACATTCTATTAACTGTACCAACCCATGCCGTATCTTGTTCTTCAATAGCACTTAGCATTTCCTGGAAAGTAGCCTGTTTAGTTCCTTCACTAACACTGCCCATTATAGGTTGCCTATCATCTTCCATTAATGATGTAATAATAACGCTAACCTCATCTCCAGATTGCATACCTTTAAACTCATCATCTTCTTTTTCTAAATTAACGTAAACAAGCTGCCTGTAGCCAATGTCAATACTTGCAGTCATGTCTGCAACTGCAAACACTTTACCATTATAAGCAGATCCATATTTAATATGAGTAATAATGTCATTTTCTTCAATGTGACCTATGAGCTTATTATACATTTCCTGAGCATATGGCTCTCTACTATATACTTTATGCTTATCGTTTACTACTTTTATGTGTGGGTTTGGGGTTCTTAAAACTTTTGGACACGTTGACTCATATCCATCCCAGTCGAAATTGCCATCTTTATCAAAAAAGTCAGCATTTTGTTTTTCTATCATTTTTTATTTTTTAAAGGTTAAATCTTATGAATTATATATCTAATTAACTTATTGTAACATTTGCTGGAGGAATAGGAGTTCCTGTAATTGTAGGAATTGGAGAAGAACTAGGAACCGGTATAAGAACAGAAGTTGTAGGAACAGTTATTGTTACATCAGCTAATTTAATCTGATCATTGATTTCTTTAGCTAGCCCGCCCATTACATCTTTGTTTAGCCAATCTACTACGTTTTTAGAAATTTCACTAGCCATTTCTTTAGAAAATTGTCTCCACATTTTCTTTTTAATTTTATCTACATCTTCTCCAGGAGCTGGCCTATTTGCTTTCATCCATTCCTCTAAATTCTTTTGGGCATTATAAATTCCGCCAGGCGGTGTAACAAGCTCTTCATCTTTATAATCAGTTGTTATAAAGTCGTCTCTTCTTACATTTGTTAAGTCTCCGCCTGCAAGTCTGTCTTGTAAATCCTTCTCCTTTAATTTAATTAAAGCTCTTAGTCTTATTTCAAAATCTAAATCTATTAACATTTTATTCTGTTTTAGTTATCTTACTTAATTCTGTTCCTGTTAATGGTACCATAGGAGGAGTCGTAGGTAGTCCTAAATTTCCAGTGTGAGTATGTGTGTTAAATAAAGCTTGAAAAGTATTTCCTTTAATTACTTGTTCAAGTGCAAGTTCACCAAGCTCAACTGCTGGGCTATTAACATGTACCTTTTTACCTTTGACCTCAACGTCTCCATCTGTAAATACTTCAACCTTACCTTCTTGATCAGTATGAATGTGTATTTCACCCGTTTGTTTTACATTTATAAAAGGCTCTGTTTTAATTCCATCACCCATTGAAACTATTAAACCTTCATTCGGTTCATAATAGATTCTAAATTTATTATCAACATCATATACAATTGATTGTGCTTTAACAGCTTCCTCAGCTCCTATTGCTTCTAATATTTCTGTTTTAAATGTATTTCTATCGTTGCTGTTAATTGTATAAGTATATTCAGGATGGTAAATATCTCCATTATCAAATCTGACCGAAACAATATCTCCTAATTTTGGAGTAGAATAACTGCCTATCATGTTACTATTAGAAGATGTTGCCCATGGAATAGATTCAGTTGGTATTTTATCAAACTTACCATATACCATCACTCGACATCTACCTTCAATTAAAGGATCAGCTGTATCAACAACCTTTCCCAACCAATGAGTATCCCTTAAATTATCTTTATATAATTCTTCAGCCTTCATATATTATATATTCCTTTAATCCTTAGACCACCTTAATAGAGTTTCTTCGATTTCTACTCTATAGTTTAAATAAAATTGAATGTCTTCTGGTGAATCCATAACTTTTCCACATACAATGCTTCTTGCAAATGCTCCAATTTTTAATTGTAGTTTTTCTTCCATTCTTATTTTTAATCGTAAATATTACTGCTATCTAGTGGACTCTCAGGTGGAGGTATATTAATAGCATTTGTACTTGTTAATGGTTGTTCTTCTGAAGTATCTTCGTAAATTTTAGTAGACTCTAATGCAACTTCTTTAGGTGGGCTTACTGGATTAATATTATCGCCAATAGGCCTTCCGACGTTTTCGGGCTCTCTACTTGGATCTTCACCTTTTACCAATGGTCCAAGCGCGTTAATAGAACCTGCACTCATAACATCTTGCATTTTAGACAAGGTGTTTGCTCCATATACATTTCCTAATAATAATTTATTTTTAAAATTTTCAACTGCTCTTTTAACAACTGCTGTTCCAGCGGTCACGGCTTGATTTCCAATAGCAGTTGCAGCTGCCATTCCTGCATTCGCTAGATCGTTCATTATTTGATTATCAAATGGGCTAAGAGGGTCTGGATCTTGGTGATTAAATGCGGTTAAATACTCTACCTCAGACACTTTACTTGTTTCATATGTAAATTTCAATTTATGTTGCACTTGATTACCTAATTCGCTATTAGTTATTTCACTAAACATTTCAGAACCGTTATCATAACTAAACATGCACTTTCCTAAATTAGTTATAAACCTAGGACCTAAGCCCTTTGACTTCCAATCAAGTTGATCTGAATTAAGTCTATCTTCTATTTTACCTAAAACATCTCCTCCTTTTTGAGCTAAAAGCATTTTTCTTCCGGCTCCACTTAGTGATTTAAACTTAGCAATATCCTTTGCAGCGCCCATCGCCTGTTCTCCAAACTTTTCTAAACTACTAGCACTTCCAACAAATGGTACGATGTTTCTTATTTCTTGAACATGTACATATACATTAAAATAACATAAATTATCGGGTAAGACTTTTACATATCTATCAGTATCTAATACAATTGATTGATACATATTAAAAATACCAGCCATTGTAAAGTCTAAAGTTTCTAAACAGCCTATTTCTATCTGAGCTCCTTGTTTAAATACTAAAGCATCGTCCAATTTACCATAGTCATACGCATCTTGTAAACCTGTAATTGATTGAAAAAACCAAGGCATTTCTTGATTTATTCTTTTTAAATATTTTGTAAATTTTTCAAGCTGCTCTGCTCTCTTATCATCTCCATAAACGTCTTTTAAAAAAGTAGCAGCTTCTCCATTAAATAAAGGGGACCCTGGGCCATACCAATCAAATAATAAAAAGAAACTAAGAAAGGTTGGATCTCCATATGCATGTGCACTTCTACCTTTAGATTTTACAAATTTGTTTCTATTTCCTAGTAAGCCCATTTTTTATAAGTTATTTGCTCTTGTTGGCCATTCTCTTCTTAACAGCGTTAATCTTTGAGTTAGTGCTTGATTGCCTTCTGAGTATATATATTCTATTCCACCAATAATATAATGGCCAGTTGTAAAATCATCTTGTCTGATAGGAGCTTCTTCCGATTCTCCTTCTAGTTTACTTTCAAATGCTTTGTCTTCTGTATTACCACCTTTATTTTTTAAATGTTCTTCTTTTTTATCGATAGCGGCCGATTTCTTTTCTTCATACATGTACATCATTACTGGTATTTTTTGACATAAATAAAGACTAGGATTAAAAGAATCTAATTCAACTATTAATTTTAATTTTTCAAGTTCTTGTAAATTTTGCCAATTATTTAATATAGAATACTTATGATTAAGGTGTACATTTCCTTCTAATGAATAGTCTTGCATTCTACCTACCCATTTATATTTAGAATGATTATCATATTCAGCCTCTCCTCTTCTACCCTTTAATGGTTCTTCAACGTCTCTAATATTTTTACTTGTAAAGGCTTCAACATCGAATTCTACTAAACGTTCAGCATCCCATGCAGTGGGTTCACTATCTTCCAATTCATCCCACATTTGAAGTACTCTTCTATATCCATTTAATAATGATATTTTACTTGAATTATTTTTTAATGCAAATTGAGATATTTTAAGATTACTCTTATCAAATTGTATATTATTAGTTAAAAATAATTTACTTTCCATATTATCATTATCTTCACTACCTGTATCCTGGCTATAACTTTTAGCTAGAGATGCAAAATTACTTTGCATACTCTCTATGCTTACGTTTTCAGAATTAAAAATCCTATTCATCTCTACAAAGTTTAGATTATAATATTGATCAATATAAAAGGTTTGAAAACTTTCTTCATTAATATAAGAAGAGTTTACAGTTTCTTTAATATAATCCAATGCAGTAATATAAGCCTGTAGTCTATTTTGAATATCGTCAGTATTATCAATGTTAGATGCTAATCCTAATTCTAAATCGGTTGCTATTTCCTCTAAATGACTTAAACTATTATTTTCAGAATATGCAACACAGTCTTCACTAAACAGCCCAGGTACTTTACATGTACCTTGAAAGGAGTATTGCATTTCACTCATCGGTATACCCTTTGGTGGTGAAGAAATAGATGTAATATTAAAATCCATATGAATACTTTTAAAAGTATCTGTGTTTTTAGAATTAATATAAACTGTAATAACATCACCATCTCTTGGAAACTGATCAATATCAAAAACACCTGCAGTATCTTTAACAGTGACAGAAACAGTTGGATATTTTTTATTGATTCCTGTACTTAATTTAAATGAAAGTAAATCTGACTCTTCAAATAGATAATCGTTAATCAATATTCTAGGCAAGTCTGTACCAAATGACTTAGAAGTTTTTTCACCATCACCAGATTCAGTACCTCCTGTAAGCTCAATATTAGTTGGTCTAATTTTAGGCTCTATTAACGATAGTATATTATTATTTAACTCCATTATATTATTTATCTAAATTATTTAGACTCGTATTTAGAAAAAGTAACAGTTTGAGTAGTTTCAGAAGAGCCGTCCGGTTTTACAATAGTTTTTGTAACAGTTTTTGTAACTTTATCACCTTCAATTTGTTCAGATTGAGTTACTGATTGATTTCCTACCTTGTTACCATCATCATCTAATGCGTCTGACATATTGGCTGTGAAATTAGAAGAAGTATTTCCTCGGTTTCCTATTTCTTTTCCATCAAATGTAGTAGCTAACTTAGACGCCTTTTTAGAAATATTAGTAGAAATATTAGAAATATTAGAAATATTAGAAGATTTAATTCCACTATTTTCTAATTTTGCAATTTCAGCATCTGTTAATTCTTCATTAGCACCGCTTTTAATTTTTTTAGAAATTGAATCAGCTTCAGACTCATTAACTGAAACTTTCTTGGCTTTCTTCTTAGGTGCAGAAAATGAAGATTCTGGAGTAGATGCACCCATACCCATTTTAATTACATCTTCACCGTTTTCCTTTTTTAATTCAAAGTTTTTAAATCCAGACTTTAACATATTAGGTGGAAGTACTTCTTTAATATTATATTTCTTTTTAAGAAAATCAATTCTTCGTTTATCCTTTTTAGTAAGTTTTTTGCCTTCAATAAACTCTTGTCTAACTATATTACTTATTGCAACTACTGGTCTTTCTAATTTTTTAATAGTAGATCCATCAATAGGTATCTTTAAAACGTCTCCTTCATTAATTGAAAAAGGATCAGATATTCCGTTAAATTTTAAAATATATTCAATATCAGTATTACTTCCATATCGTTCTTCGGCTATTAAATCTATTCTACCAATATCAGTGTCTTTGACAATGTACTCACTAAATGGCACATTTTTTTTATCTTTAAACATAAATGTAGGCTGAGCTAAAATAAGCTTACCTCCTTCTACTATTTTATCTATAACCGTTTTAAAATTCATTATCCATTCGCTATCTTTGCAGCCTTTCTTAAAAATTCTGCTTTACTTTTACCTTTAAAATCTTTATTACCATACGCACTAACGTCATATGAATCTTCTCCAACGTCAAATACGCCTTGTTCAGGTAAATATAATCTACCTTTACCTGCATTAAACATTGATTCGATATCTGCTTTATCTCTTGGTCTATTAGGTTGTAATTCAACCACTACCTTTAATCTAGTAGGAAAGTCTTCATATCCAAGAGGTCCTTCAAATGAAAAGTCAGCCTTGGTACATCCTAAGTTTCCAATTACAGCAACTGGATTCAATGGATTACCAACTGTTAAGTGCCACTGTCCAGTAGATTCACCTGTTAAAAATGCTTGAGCAACTTGCCCTCCTTGTGGTCCACCAAAAAGTTCCATTAAACCTCCACCTACTACATTATTTAATATATTACTGTCTCCCATTTTTCCTAAATCTTCA